ACAATGTGATTGAAGTAACATTGATTGACAGCGGAAATCTGATATATTTTGAAAGCAAAGGACACGGCTCACATGATGTGTGTGTTGCCGTGAGTGCTTTATGTTCTACATTTTTGCAATACGTGCGTGAAATGCAGGACGAAAACAATGTGACGATAGTCAATGAAATCTATGGAAACGGTCACACGGAATCAGAGTTTTATATTGTCAGCTCAGATGCCGAAGTACGCAATGGCATAAAAGCACTATGGACGGGATTTGAACTTTATGCCAAAAATTTCCCCGATGAAATAGATTTAAACTATGATGACGGCAAACCGAAATAAAGTTTAAAATCAACAAGAGTTTTAACTTTTTTTAAAAAATTAAGGTTGATATAATTAAAATATAAGGTCGCAGTAGTGGGACTGCATTAAGGCCTGACACCTCGGAAAGACGAGAGAGAGACACCTCGGAAAGACGAGAGACGGAGGTTCTTATGAACGACAAATTTTTAAAGCTTATCGTAAATCTGCATGACGGCGACTCAGCAGGCGCAGCTGACGGCGGAGACGGAAACGGTGAGAACGGTGAAGCCACAAGCACCGACAACATAAGCCGTGAAATGAGAGAGAGAGCTGAGAGAATCGGCATAGGTGACGACCTTATCGACGATTACAATAAGGCTTTCGGCAACGGCAATCAGAATCAGAACAACGCAGAAGGCGAAAACAACAGCACAGACACAGACGGCGAAGAAAACTCAGAAGAAGAGTTTGAAAAGCTGATTAAGGGCAAGTACAAGAATGTGTATCAGAACAGGGTGCAGTCTTTGGTGAAGGACAGACTGTCAACCAAAGATAAGCAGATTTCGGACATGCAGAAAAGAGAAAGCACCGGCAATCAGATTTTTGCCCTTATTGCAAACAAGTACAATGTACAGCCCGATGACCTTGACGGTCTTCTCAAAGCCGTAACAGAGGATAAGGATTTGTTTGCAGAAAAGGCTCTTGCCGCCGGAGTAACGACAGAAGAGGCACGCAACGACTTTTTCAATCAGCAGAAAACAAATGCACAGGAAGAAGAGCTTGAAACCCTCCGAAGAGAAAAAGCCGCAAGAGAGCTTGACACGCATTTAAGGTCAATTGCAGCGGAAACGCAGAAGGAATTTCCAAACTTCAACCTTGAAGAGGAATTTCAGAATTCGTCATTCAGAACAGCTCTTGACTTTATTGCTCAACAGAGAAATGAACAGAACGAAAAGACAGGTCGTAATGATGAAATTTACGATTTGACGACTGCGTATAAAATGGCACATTTCGATGAACTTCAGAAAGACCTTGTAAAGCGTTCAAGCTCTGCCGCAATCAGTGCGGCGGCACAGTCAATTCAGAGTGGCGCAAGGAGACCAACCGAAAATGCGGTCAAGAAAAGCGGTACAACCACGCAGAGAAAGAGCGTGGAAGATATGTCTGACGCTGAATTTGATGCCTTTTATGAGAAAGTAAGACGAGGCGAGGCACACCTCTAATGCCTTGCCGAAAGGAAGGTACGACAATGAAAAGCAAGATTATTAAGCTTATTATCAATATCCACGGTAATACGGTTGACGCAGGCGGTGTAAACAAGTCAAACGGCTATGTTTACAATGCTTACGGCAATACGACATCAACATCGGGCAATGACTGGACACCCGAAAAAGCTACATATTATCACAAAGTGTTCCTCAAAAACTTGACAGCAAAATGCGTTCACGGTCAGTTTGGTGAGCATGACACAATTCCGAAACAGTCGGGCAACATCTACAACAAGAGAGGTATTTCACCATACCCGACTGTTACAACACCGTTGCAGGAAGGCATTACTCCTGTTGGTAACAAGATGAGCTTCTACTACGTTGAGATTGCAGTCAATCAGTACGGCGCATATACACCGATTACCGACTGGGCAAGTTTCTGTAGCCGTGATGATGTTATGACCAAGGACAGTGAGGAGCTTGCTTCACAGGCTGGCCGCTCAATTGAAGAGATTGACCGTGAGGCTCTTAATGCCGGAACAAGCGTTATCTATGCACCGGCTGTAGGCTCTGACGGTACGGTTACAGAGGTTGCAAGCCGTGCGGCGATTACGCCCAACAGTAAGCTCACTATTGACACCATTTTCAGAGCGCTGAACTATCTCGAATGTCAGAACGCTGAGCCTATCGGCGAAAACTATGTCGCTGTTGTACACCCGAATGTTAAGTACGACATTATCAGCAACAAGGATTTTATCAGCGTAGTTAAGTATGCTCACGCAGACAAGATTTTCAAAGGGGAAATCGGTACAATCGGTAATGTTAAGTTTGTACAGTCGAACTTTGCGAAAGTGTTCAAGGGTGCGGGCGCAAGCAAGATTGATGTGTATTCAACGCTTGTGTTCGGTAAGGACGCATATGTTACCGTTGAGATTGAGGGCGAAGGCACTCAGACAATCGTTAAGGGCTTTGGCTCAGGCGGTACATCTGACCCACTCGACCAGAGAGCGACTCAGGGTTGGAAAACAACTCACGGCGTCGGCATTATCGGTCAGACCAGAATGGTGAGAATTGAAACAGCTTCTTCACTTAACACCGTAGCACAGACAGCTTCTCCGGCTGTAGCGTGATTGGGAGGTATAACCTATGGCAACAACAAAGAAAGCCGCAGAGACGGCAGAAAATACAGAAGTATCGGCAGCGGAAACTACTGCCGATACCGTAACAATTGAAAAATCTCAGCTTGATAAGCTTCTTGGAATGTATGACGAGCTTCAGGAAATCAAGAAGAGTATGCCGATCGACCGCAAGGCGGAAAAAATCAAGCAGGACAAGGAACTTGCAAAGCTGATTGAAAAGGCAAACAAGGAAAGTGAAGAACTTGTTGAGTACATCGCTCCTACAGGTTCAATGAAGTCAAACAAGAATATTGAGGTCAATATCAACGGTGTGCAGTACACTGTTCCGAGAGGTGTTAAAACGAACATTCCACGCAAGGTTGCGGAGATTATTGACAACTCAATTAAGCAGGCTGAATTCGCGCAGGGCGTGCAGGATAAGGCTGCCGAGATCGCTCAGCAGGCAATTGCCGAGGGCAGAATCTAATTCAATAACAAGGAATAAATTGTACTCCTTACACAAAATTCGCAGAAGGGCGGGGGCGGTAGCTTCCGCCTTTTTGCGTTTTTGCGTACACAGATATTAGAGAGGTGATTATATGACACTTGACAAGGTAATTGAAAGAGTGAGGAATCTTAAAAGCGGATATGATGTGTCCGATGAGGACATTATAAGTTATATTAATGAGGTAGAAATGGAAATCATCAGCAATGTAATAAGTAATCGCGAAGGCGATAATTACATAGTTGGAACATACGGAAACTATCTGATTGACACGGACCGTGACTTTGAACTGCTTGCCCCTGCTCCATACGACAGAATGTATGAGGTTTATTGTGCGGCACAGATTGACAGGGACTACGAAGAGGCTGAAAGATATTCCGTTGATATGAGTGTATATAATCAGCTGAGGCAGGATTTTGGAGTGTTTTGGTTCCGAACACACCCACAAAAGAAAAGGTATAACTTTCACATTGGTTAAGAGGTGACAATATGCTACCCGAATTAAGAATACCGAGGAGAGACACAACGAGTATCAGCGTGTTCAGAGGACTTAACCGAAGTCCGAACACAGGCTTTTCAAGGGTTTCAAGCTCATCAAGCAGTATTTACACAGAGTTCAAAGATTTTAAAAATATGACTTCTGATAAATACCCACAGCTTGCACCGAGAGCAAACCGCTCCCGAATTACTTCCGATAGCCAAATCAAAATCATCTCAAATCTTTTGTCGGCTAACTCAGGTTTGATTTATATTGACTCAGACAAAAATCTGCATATCGGGGCAGAGGTCACAAAGATTGATGAGATTGATGCGGCAAAACAGCACCATATTGTTTTATACGGCAACAAGGTTGTAGTATTCCCCGAGAAATTCTCGGTTAATATGAGCAACAAAAAGGTGACTATGATTGATTGCCGGAACAAAGATTTGAGCACACGAGTAGAAACAAAGAGTAATCTGCAACTTGATGCCTTGACATTTGATTATGCATATTTGTTATGTTCAATTACACGTTCATATTATGACGCAAGTGCGAACAAGAATTATCGACCGAGCGTAACTTTATATACCAACAACGATTTAACCGACGCCAAATATCAGTTGACAAGTAATAAAGACATGGTTGATATATTCAGCTTAAATGATATTAGGATAGGCACGGTAATTGAGAGTTATAACAACTTTTACTCTGTTATCGGAATTGAAAAGAAGGACAGTACATTTAAAAAGAATAGGCTTTTGAATTTCAAAAAGTTATCTCAAAAGTTTAATTATACGACAATAAGAGCCAAAAACATTGGATTGCATATTGAAGTTGGAGATTTTGTTAAAATCAGCGGATTAACTGACTCTCTTGTCAGCACAGATGCCGAAAGCTACGTTGATAAGACTTATATGGAAAACCTTAACGAAAAAACTTTCAAGGTTTATTACGTTTCCAAAAATGAGCTTGTAATCAAGTGCGAATTGGAATCAAGCGTGCCGTACACAGGTACAGTCACAGTTGAAAGAATCTCTCCCAATTTTGATGAGGGAAAAATTGTTGAAATGCAAAACCGCTTGTGGTGTTGCTCCTCAGACAAAAACGAAATTTATTGTTGTAAACAAGGCGATGAGCGCAACTGGCAG